GAGATCATCGATACCTATGGCCCGGATTCTGAGGAATGAGCGGATCGCCGCTGCAGTAGCCTGGACAAAGGATCGTATCGGGGCCGACGGGATCGGTGAGAACTGCAGCGCAGTGAGCCTGGTGGACGCGCACGACCGCTTCATCGCGGTGTGCGTGTTCTCCTCCTACATCGGTACCAACATCGACATGCACCTGGCTGCCGAGCCTGGCCGACATTGGCTCTCGCGCAGCTACTACAACGCGGTGATGCAGTTGCCTTTCGAGGTGCTGCAAGTATCACGGATCACGGGCCTCATCCGGGGCTCCAATCTACGTACCCAGCGCTTTGCAGAGCGCATGGGATTTCAGCACGAGGGCCGCATGCGCAAGGTATTTGCGGATGGGGACGACCTGGTACTGTATGGTTTTTTGCACGAAGAGTATGAACGACACCCCTGGAGAAAGTAATGAAGCTATCGGACAACCTCCGGTACCTCGCAGACTTCCCCAGCCACGCACCGATTGCACCTATTCTGCAGACGGCAGCGGATAAGCTGGACGACAGTCACCTATGGCGAGATGCCTGGATGAGATCAGAAAAAAGAGTTGAGGAGTTGACAAGTGAACTGGAGCGGTTAAGATTGAGGCTCCCAAACAGAAAGGAGAAAGAGTGTGAAGACTGAACCACTACTTCCGTACCCCTGGCCCTTCCCTCAGTGGGATGGTACCCGTTGGGTCATGCCTGCCGAGCTCATGCCCAAGGAGCTGCGCAAGAAGGCCAAGAAGGGGGTTGACCTCGAAGACTACGAGGAGGCCCCGTTTTGAAACCCGATCTCTACAAGAAGCTGGCCGCCTCGGGCCGCTATGTCAACACCGGCAAGGTCCTCATCGGGCTGCAGTACCAACGGCCCCCGCGCCAGCTCGGTCGCGAGGAGGAGCGCATGCAGTCGATCCTGATGGGCAAGCGCCCGCACGAGTATGGCTACAGCCCACAGGTGTACGTGTTGTACCTCATCGGCCTATCGATGCTGGTAGCCGCGATTGCCGAGATGTTCAAGTGAGAAAACGCAGTAAGTATCGGCCCAAGCCCGTGCTGGCCGATCCGCTTGGATTTGTACTGTCTGGTATGCAGCGCCTGCCCCAGTTGAAAGACCAGTTCTTGATGATCCAGATCAAGAACCGCGAAGCCTTGGAGCAGGTGCGCACAGGTCGCGCCACGAAAGATGACGTTGACCGATTGATCGCCATGGCCAACATGTCGGAGTCCCTCGCCATTCATGGCAAGGGCAACGACTGGCTCAAGGAGATCAACGAGTCCCAGCACCACCTCCATGCCTTGGCGGAGCGAGGTGTCAGGCTGGGCATGCGGTTCGTGATGAAGGCTGCAGAGTGGGAAGCACTCAAGCTGATCACGGACCTTCACGAGGTGCAGTTGGAAAACAGCACCGTTTACGACATCGAGAAGGCCTACGACTACGTGGAGAAAACGATCCGCGAAGGCAAAGCCAAACTTATCCGCACGAAGGAGCAACCCAATGAAACCCAAGAAAACAAAAGCTGATCGCATCCGCGAGTACCTGATCAAGAACCCGAACGCTGACGTGACCAAGCTGGCCGAGCGATTCCAGACGGCCAAGCCGGTCATCTACAAGCTGCGCAAAGACCTGTTCGACAAGCCCATCAAGTTCCTGCAGCCGGCCAAGGAGCCCGTGGCAGAGGCCGCGCCGGCGGAGATGACCTGGACGGCCACGGCCAACGACCAAGGGGAGATCGTGGCGCTGCTCACGGAACGCGGCCACGAGTACGGCCCATTCAGGGACGGTGCTGCGCTGATGCAGGGCATGAAGCGCCTGATGGCGGATCACGCGCGTGCGCATGACAAGACCTTCAGCGACGACCAGTGGGAAGCCCTGGAGATGATCGTCCACAAGATCGGCCGCATCGTCAACGGCAACCCCGACAAGGTCGATCACTGGAAGGACATCGCCGGCTACGCCATGCTGGTGGCGGACCGTCTGGAAGGGACCGCACGATGAGCCGCCTCAACGACCACGCATGGCTGGAGTTCAAGGCCGCAGGCTGGCTCGACGAGGACGGCCGCTTCAAGGACGACATGCAGGAGGCCATCTGCCAGCACGTCCTGAAGCTGCTGGAAATCTTCGCCGAGGAAGGCCACAGCGGCACCACCGCGCCCTACGCCGCCAACATGTTCAAGACCCTGGCCATGTTCGAACCCATCGCCCCGCTGACAGGCGAAGACTGGGAGTGGACCGAGGTGGGCACCGGCGTCTTCCAGAACAAACGCTGCGGCCGCGTCTTCAAGCAGGCCGACCGCTTTGACGGCCAGGCCTACGACATCGAAGGCAAGGTCTTCTACGAGTGGCACGAGCGCGAGCTTGAGCCCGATGAGTCTGGGTACCCAGGCAAGACCCGGTACAAGTCGCACTACACCAGCCGCGACAGCATGGTGCCCATCACCTTTCCCTACAAGCCCATCCACAACTACGTCGAACGTCCATCGGAGGCATCATGAGCGATCTTCTTCCTTTCGCAGTCGGAGCCTGGGTCATCCTGGCCTGGTTCACGCACGTCATCACCTGCCTGAAGACCGCCTCCTGGGGCTTTCTGATTGCGGGCGCGGTGTTCTTCCCTGTCGGCTGCGTGCACGGCACGGGCATTTGGTTCGGGTGGTTCTGATGTTCAAGATGCCTGAGAAGTTCCGAGTCAAGCTCTCCGGCTACCCAGAGGGCGACGCAGGCAACGGAGCCTTCGTGGTCAAGCTCAAGCACAGCCAGGTGGTCTTCGTTCTGGCCAGTGATGGCGCGGGCTGGGAGCACGTGAGTGTCAGCCGCAAGGACCGCTGCCCGACCTGGGAAGAGATGTGCCAGGTCAAGGACCTCTTCTGGGACGACGAGGACGTGGTCATGCAGTTCCACGTGCCGTCTAAGGATCACGTCAACAACCATCCGTACTGCCTGCACCTGTGGCGGCCTGTTGGCCAAAACGTGCTGCGGCCGGATCGCATCATGGTGGGGTTCAAATGACCGTCATCATCTGGGATCACAAGAACGGTCAGCTCGGCGCTGACAAGCAGGCGACACAGAGTGACCTGGTGCGTCGCGTGACCAAAATCCGCCGCATCAACGGCCACCTATGCGCAGCCGCTGGAGACTGGGACCTGGCGCAGGAGATGTTCCACTGGTTCGAGTAAGGAGCCGAGCCCGGCAAGGAGCCCGCCTGCATGCGCAACAAAGACGACTGGGTGGCCTTTCTGGTCATCACGCCGGACAAGCGTGTGCTCAAGTACGAGAAGAGTCCGTACCCGATGGACTTCACCGAGGCCGCACGCAATGACGGCTGGTACGCCTTCGGTTCTGGTCGCGACTTCGCCATTGGTGCGATGGCCTGCGGCGCGGACATCCACACCGCCCTGGAGATCGTCAGTCGGTACTGCGCCGGCTGCGGCATGGGAGCAGATATTTTGTCTTTGGTCGAATAAAGTACTTGACAGGTACTTCGAGGTACCTGCTAAAATCAACTGCCAACTTAGAAAGGAGAAAGGCATGAACTTCAGTCTCAACATCCATCGGGTGACCGACATCATTGTCGGACCTGCCAAGGAAAACAACAGCGGTGCCGGTAGCCACGGTACCTACGCCACACGTACCATCGAGATCAAGACGCCGGAAGGCGACTTCGAGCTCACGCTGTTCTCTGAGCACGTGGGTGAGGATCACGACGGCGAGCTGCTGCAGGTGAAGTCATGAGCAAGCACACACCCGGGCCGTGGAACCTTTACCCCAACAACGCCAGCGATTGGGTTGTACGAAAGATGTTTCCGGACGGACAGGAGTCGCACGAGATTGCTCGCTGCCAAAGCGGGATGGATAACGCCCGTCTGATCGCAGCCGCGCCTGATCTGCTGGCGGCGCTGAAAATGGCGGTGAGTGCCCTTGAGCGATCAGATTACATCCAGATGGATGGGGACAGCGTTGATGTGATTGACGTCTCTCGCGACGCCATCGCCAAAGCAATGGGAGAAGAATCATGAGCATGAACACTCCCTTCCACCTGCGCCAACGGGAGTTCAACGCATTCAATGCAGCGAACCCTGAGGTGTGGCAGCACTTCGAGCGCTTTACGATGGAGGCTATCCACGCCGGCCATCGCAAGATCAGCCATTGGCTCATCATCAACCGCATCCGCTGGGAGGTGATGATCACCACCACCGGATCGGACTACAAGATCAGCAACGACCACATCGCGTTCTACGCGCGCTTGTTCGTGAAGGTGCATCCGCAGTACCGGTTCATCTTCAACCTCAAGCGCATGCGTGACGAGCCATGGCACGGGGACATGCCGCTATGAGCAAGGCAGACACAGGAGGGCCGGCGTTCCCCCGGCCAGCTTCCCAGGCGCATCAGCACGGGATGCACGACCCGCAAAAGGGCATGACCTTGCGCGACTACTTTGCGGCCAAGGCGATGCAGGGATTTATGGCAAACAAGTCAAATCCTATGCATTACCAACCAGAAACAGATGCTCAATGGGCTTACATGATTGCCGACGCCATGCTGAAAGCGAGGGATCAATGAGCCCGCTGATCCAGGAGATGGTGAGCCTCGAACCCGAAGAGGCCATCAACTACCAGTGGTTCGACATGACCGCTGTCTACCGCCACGAGCAGCACATCAGTGGCGAGCTCCTGGAGCGGCCGCTGCCCTTCCCCAAGACCGCGCTGGTGTGCGGGTACGAGGGCAAGAAGGTGCTGATCCTGGCCAACCGTGTGGGCACGGTGACCGCTGTGGTGGGCTGGCAGTTTTACGGCAAGTCCTACCACCCGACCGTGCCGTTCACCTTCATCGTCACCCCCGACGGTGTCAAGGTGCGGCACGAAGACGGCACCCAGTTCGACTACCGCACCAGTCCCGCCACCGGCGTGCTGGCCTTCATCTGCGCGTTCCTTGAATCCCTGGACGTGGCCCCCGCCACGGGCTACACGCCTCTCAAACGCGCGAACTGGGCCAAGAAAATCCGCCAGGGCAAGGTTCCGTCCTACGACTGGACCACGGTGGTGATCGAGCCGCGCCGACCACGGTCCGAGGACCAAGGTGGCACGCACGCGAGCCCGCGCTGGCACGAGCGCCGTGGGCATTGGCGCACGCTCAAGTCTGGCAAGCAGGTGTGGGTGAAGAACTGCGAGGTCGGGGACAAAACGCGCGGCGCGGTGTTCCACGACTACAAGATCAACGAGAAGGCCTTTGCGCCGGAGACGACATGATTCGACTGACCTACACGCACATCTGCGACCTGTGCAAACAGGAAATTGACGTGGAAGTGTATCAATGCTTAAACCAACTCAATGGCGTGTTCCCACGGCCCCATAACCACTTCACCTATCAGATCGGCTATACGGCTGAGATGTGCAATGACTGCGCTGCGCCCATCAGGCAGGCCCGTGACGAGGTCATTAAGCAATGGAAGGAGGGCCAGCATGACCAATGATGAAACACCAGTGTTCAGTGTCCACGGGCCACGGATCAGGGTTCGCAGACCACGGACCGTGGTCGCGGCCATGGTGATCTCGCAGGAGGCCTTCATCGAGATCGACAGCAGCACCATGAGCCAGGATTTCCTGATGAAGCTGATGTACCACGTCGGCCAAGGCAACATCCGGGTGAGGATCGCGGAGGTGGTGCAATGACCGAGTTCGACACCACCTGCTGCGGCATCCCCTGCACGATCCGCGTGACCTACTGGGAGGCCTACGTCCCTGCCAAAGTGAGCGGCCCGCCCGAGAACTGCTACCCAGCGGAGGGCGGCTGCGGGGACTGGAAAATCCTCGACCGCAGGGGCCGACCCGCGCCGTGGTTGGAGAAAAAGCTGCAGGGGAACCGCACCGAATGCGAGCGCCTGGAGCAAGAAGTTTTTGAATACATGGAGGATCGCACGAATGACTACTACGACTGAAACCCCCATCGTGATCACCGAGATCACGCCCGTGAGCGAGAGCAAGAAGCGCCCGCGCCGCACGTACAAGGATGTCGAAAGCGGGGCCTACCGCCGTGGCTGGCGGGAAGGCCGCGAAGCGGCACGCCAGGAGTACGAGGAGGCCTATCGGCTGCTGTCCAAGCACGACAGCGCGACGCTGCTGGAGGTGCACGCGCTGCGCGAGCAGTTGGCCAACATCTCCCTGCGCCGCCTGGCTTGGCAGCGAATCAAAGGACTCTTCGCCGGCTACGGCCGCTCGCAGAGCAACAACGAGCTGTTCGATGATTGGGACAAAAAATGACCAACGAAGAAAAAGCCTTGGAGCCTATGCAGCGCGAGTTCTCGGTGACCATGCACAACCTGGCTGTGCACACCATGTTCAACCAGATCAAACCAATCATCGAGGGCCACGACAGCCCTGTGGTGCTCAACACTTTGCTGATCATCCTGGCCATGTGCGGACAGCAGGCAGACATGCCTGCCGAGATGTTCAAGTCCTTGGTGGTCAAGGAGCTCGACCGCCTCATGCTGGTGGATGCTGAAAACACGACAGGGAGGCTGGCATGAACGAAGTCTGCTGGATCGACAAGGATCGGTTCAAAGAGCTGGTGGAAGGGGGCTCGGTGACCACGACTCTGACGTCACACCGGCCGTTTACGGATGACGTGCCGCTGTACGCCAAGCGCGAGCGCGTGGTGTTCCCCACTATGCTGCGCAAAATGTGGAGTGGCAGAGAAGTCCAGGCATGGCTGGATGAACATGTGAACGGAGGTGAGACATGACCTGCAAACACGACTGGCATTTCATCGAGGGCACCGACCGGCTGCAGTGCGCGCGCTGCAAAGCGGAGACCGGACCACGGACCCCGGATCAGCTCATGCAGGACTTACTGGCCGATGTCACGACGATGGGCAGCGCCTGGATGAAGGATGGCAAGCGCATCGACCCACGGGATGTTTACGCCGTGCCCACGGAGCAACTGCAACAGTACAAGCTCCACGACTCACGGCCCAACAGCATTCAGTTCTACAACACGAATGATGAACCACGGACCGAGGTCCTGCGCATCTCCAAGGACGGTATCTGGGCCAACCCAGACGTTCCCTGCGACGAAGCTGCCAAGGCGGTTTTGGCTGCGGTAGATGGTTACGTCAAAGACATGGTGGCGCGCGCCGTCAACGACGAGATCGAGGCCTGCGCGGCCATCGCGCATGAGGCCGAGCCCTACCAGGCTGCGGACCTGATTCGAGCGAGGAAGCGGCCATGAGTGAACAACTTGAAGCCCTGCGGTTGGCTGACCTGTACGCCGAGCGTGTCTATGACTATCGACGGCATGCATCCCCTGAGACCCACCACGACATGATGGTTTTCCGTGACGCACATGAGGCGGAAGTGCGCCGCTTGCACGCAGAGATCGAGCGCCTGGGCAAGCTCTGCTATGACTACATCGGCGAGCTCACAGCCCTGCGCGCTGCCAAGCAGATGCAGCAACGAATCGACGAGCTCAAGGAGCGAAACAAATGACCGACATCAACGACCTGCTGATCGACGCCGAGAAAGTGATGCGCCAGTGCCAACGCGGCACAAGGAACTACCAGGAAGCCAACGACCTGCACGCACAGTGCTATGGAACCATCGGAGCCCTGATGCTAGAGCTCAAAGCCATGATCGTGCTCCACGGACCACGGGCCGAGGGCGCGCAGCAGGACCTTTTCGGAGGCCCCAATGCTGACTGACAAGCAACTGAGCGAGCACCTGGCCCGCGTGGCAGGGGCCGAATCCGTCACCCTCCCCGCCGACACCTGGCAGGAGGTACTGGAGGAGCTGGGGCAGCGCCGCCGGGGCGACTTCCTGCGCGTGGGCAACTACTATTGCAAGGCCTCCCCAGGAGGGGAGAATTACTGGATCGGGAACACCGAGACCGGTGAGGGCATGCAAATCGGCCACCACAAGCTCTACCGCTACATCAACGACATCTGGAACAAGGAGTTCTGACCATGCTGAGACCCGCAACTTTCTCAACGGAAGAGCCGCCCGTTCCAGTGGAAAGCCTGGAGCTGCGCGAGTACATCAACGGCCTGCGCCGAAGAATCGAAGTGCAAAACGACCTGGCCGAATCCCTGGCCAAGGAGCTGCGCCAGTGTAAGGAAGAAGTGGACAAGCTCTCGCTGGACCTCGGGATCAGGGATGGGCAGGGCGGCCCTGCCTGGGCAGAGGTGAGGCCGTGAACGGGACCTTCAATAGCTTCCAGGAGTTTCAGGAGGCTATCAGGAAGGAGCTCGAACCACGGCCCATGGTCCAGGTGGTGGTCCTCACCATCAACGGGCACAAGGTGGTCTGTCTGGGGCCCATGCTCCACGTGCCCCATCTTGGCCTGCACGTCGGCGACATCCAAGAGATCGAGTTCGGGGAGATCATCCCCGCACACCTGGCCGTCAAGCTGCTGGATGGGAGCCTTGCAGGGGGCACGATGCAGTAACCAGGGACGGGGACATCAGCGCCCCGGCCCATCCCGGCGGTTGGTCTCTTCCAGGTTGGAAAACCGGATGTTGTCCCGGTCTTTGTCCGTGTGACGAAGGCGGACCTCGGGCCACAAGCCGGTCTCCAAGAACCACACGATCTTGGCACAGGAGTACGAGGTGCCGTCTAGGCGGACCCGCCACTCCCCCGTGGTGCCCATGGGCGTGCCCGCGAGCTCGCCTCGATAACGGCCGTGCCGCCAGATCAACGCGCCCATGCCGGCATCGGAGTACTCGAACATGTGGCGGATGTGCTCAAGGGTGTGGGGGTCAGGGGTGTTCATGGGACAATGTTAACGCATTGCGTTGTAGGCGTAAAGGGGAGAGGGGCAGGAGACACGGTGGGAGGGGCAAGGACCACGGACCAGGGGCCACATTGCGGTGGTGGCGCGCAGAATAGGTTCTAGGGAAGAATGAATACGCTATAAGCGTTTGTATAAGAACAGAAGAGATGTAATAGTGTAATAGATGAATAGAATCAATAGGTTAGATAGGATTACAGTGTTTTATAGAAGTGTAATGGTGTAATTCATATAAAAGTCGCGCGCGTTTTTTTTTGTACGCTCAAAGCACAATCATTCTTTCCCTGTATATAGGATTTCGCAAATTGGCGTGAGGGACTCTGGACGAGAACCGGCCCTTCCCTGTATAGTTCGGGCATGTTGACAATTGACAGCCACGTGCCCATGCCGAAAACGCATCAGCGGGAGAAGTACCCGTTCTATGACATGCGCGTCGGCGATAGCTTCCTGATCATCAACCCGGACAAGGTCAAGAACGCCCGCAGCGCCGCCTGGATGTTTTCCCAGCGGCACGACGGGGTGCGCTTTTCCATCCGCTGGCGCGAGGCCGACAAGGGCTGGCGCGTGTGGAGGGTGGCCTGATGAAGACCAACAAGGACGACAAGTTCTTGGCGGGCAAAACCCTGGGCGGACGGCCGGCCGTGGTCGAGGCCCGAATCACTGCGCCTGTGAAGCCGCACAAGCCCCGGCTGCTGACGCCGCAGGAATGGAAGTTCGTCGAGGAATTTTGCGCTGAAGACGGCCGGTTGAACATGCGCGAGGTGGCCATCCGGGCCGGGTACAGCGAGGCCTGGGCAAAGAACCGGGCCCGCGAGCTCACCGACCCGGAGCTGAACCCGCATATCGTGGCCGCGATCCAGGAGCGCCGCAAAGAGCTGGGCGAAAAATACGGGACCACGTACGAGCGGCACATGCGGGACCTGCAGTCGATCCGAGACCAGGCCCTGCAAGCCGGCGCGTATGGCGCGGCCGTGCAGGCCGAATACCGCCGGGGGCAAGCCCTGGGCACGATTTACATCGACCGCAAGGAAATCAGGCACGGGACCATCGACAGCATGTCCAAGGAAGAGGTCATGCGCAAGCTGGAGGAAATCCGCCGCTTGTATGGCCAGGGCGGGGGCCCTGTGATCGACATCACGCCCCGGCAGTTGGAATCGGACCCTGAGCTGGCCGAGCTGCCGGACACCGCACCGGCTGAAGACCCTGAAGACGACAGCGCCGACGAGCGGCCGCCCGAGAACGGAGAACCCCATGCCAGTGAAGCCGGAGAGCCGCCTATACAACCGGGTCCGGGAAAACCTCGAAAACTGCCGTATATCCCGGATTGAAAACCGGGTGAACCTGGGCATTCCGGACTGCCTGATCGCAATGAAGCCTGAGGGTATTTTTGTGCCCGTGGAGCTCAAGGTGGTGCGCCGTGGCCGAAAGGTAGAGCTGCGCCCGCATCAGGTGGCCTTCCACGTGTCGCACGCGGGCATGGGCTGCCCGACGTTTATCCTGGTGGAATATCACCCACCCGGCACGGTGGCCGCGCGCAAGGCCGAGCTGCTGCTGTACCGTGGCGAGCAGGCCCTGGACCTGGTCAAGCTCGGGATTGACGCGGAACCCCTGGACCGGTGGAACTACGCGGCCCCGATGTGGCACCGGCTGCGCCAGCACCTGGCCGAGAGTTGACAGTTAACACCGGCACGCGTTACCATGGCACGACCTGGGCATGGGCCCGGGCAACAGAAAGCGAGAAAACCATGCGTGTGAAAACCCTAATCGGCGCGGAATGCGCCTATGCCTGCATTCAATCCGGCCCGACGTCCCTGGACGTGCGCCTAAGCCCTGGAAAATCCGCCGCCGATAGCCTGCGCGAGACCGCCGACGCGTGGCGAGCCGAAGCCGGCCGCCTGCAGCATCGGGCCATGCTGCTGACCGAAGCCGCCGCCCAATTGGACGAAGACAAGCGAAGCGGCCGCCGGTATGCGTCGGCGTGACCGCCTGCGCCTGACCCGACCACCACGAAAACCACCACCGGACCCGGACGGCCGGGCCGGCCTGCTGCGCCATGCGCGCACGGTGGCAAAGCTCGGGCTTTTTTGGCTGCTGCATTCCCTGATCAACGGCCGCTAGATTTTTTTTTGCGTCGGGGTGTTGACAGTTGATTTTTTGATGGCTTAAAATTCCGCCAGGCGTCGCGCTGTGCGATTCCACCAGAAAGCGAGAAAGCGAGACCACCATGCTCAAAACCGTTACCACGTCGGGCAACAAAAAGACCGGCCCCATCGCCGTGACCTATCGGGCCGGCGCTCATCACGTGTTCGGGACCTGCCCGAAAACCTGCGCCCTGAACCCGCAGGGGGACCACGCGGCCGACCTGATCGACGCCGATTATTTGGCCGCCCTGCGCCAGGCCGTGCCGCGCAATGGCCAGGCCTGGACCTATTCGCATTTTCCGGCCGAGCTGCTGCCGGTACCGGCCGCCGGCGAGACCGTCATTAACGCGAGCTGCGACACCATGGCCGACGCCCTGGCCGCCGTGGCCATCGGCCGCCCGGCCGTCGTGGCCGCCCCGGCCGGCACGGTGTGGCCCTGCACGCGCGACGGGGTCCGATTCGTGCAATGCCCGGCCGAGCTGGCCGAGAATTTCAGTTGCGCGCAGTGTGGCAACGGCCGCCCATTGTGCGCCCGGGGGGATCGGGATTTTGTCGTGGTGTTCGTGGCGCATGGGTCCGGGGCCGCCCTGGTGGGATCGGACACCCCCGGCGGGTGCTACGGTAACGGGGGCCCGGTGCGCCTGCAGTGGAATGCGACGCGGAAAACCGGGGCCGCCGACGATGCGGCCGCCGTGGTGGGCTTTGCCCGGTCCCTGCCGCCGGGGTCCCTGCTGCGCCATCACGTGGTGGGGGACCTGGGCCAGGCCTGAAAATATTTTTTTTGCCGGGGGCTTGCGCCCCTGGATTTTTTTAGACTAAAATTCAGGCGTCGGGCAATTCCGCCCGG